GTTGTGTTAAAATTTTAGCAAAAACTTCATCAAAAGCATCAGCAAGAGATTCTACCAATTTATTCATTTGTTCCTTCATTACCTTTTCAACTGCTTCAGTAATTTGAAGCAATGTCTCATTTTGAAGGCTATCATCTTCATCATCAGCAGGAATATCTTCCGTTGTCATGAGTTTAATAGGTTCATCATAATGAGGAATTTCTTTATCAATTTCTTTTTCCTCAATTGCAAAATCATTTTCCTTATCCATCCATTTCCAATCATAATAATGAAATTTATAACTGTTATCAATATTATCATTAATCCAAAATTTAACTTCTCCAGTATTCCATATATTCGGATCAAAATAATAACCAATAACAATAGGTTCTTCAATTTCTCCTTTATCTATACAAGTAATAGTATTTGCATAAACTGCTTGAATACCTTCTGCAATTTCTTTAATTTCAGGATTAATAAACTCTCCTAATTCACGTACCGGATAAAAAAAACCACTTTCAGTTTCAGCAAATTTTGTAGGATAACCTAACTGTAAAAGATTTTGTACTTTATCTCCACCATGAAAAGAAGTTCTCGCATTTGGATTAGCAGGAATTGTAACACCAGAAATTTCAAGAAGTTCTTGTTCAAGAAATTCTATTCCTCCCCACCAACGATCATCTTCATCACGATATTCAAATTTGATTCCTCTGAAACCAACAGAAAAAGAAGTAAGAAAACCATTTTTGTATTTATTAAAAATTTTCATACTTTGTTCATCATCAGCATCAAACTGAGGTTTGAACAAAAGACTCTTTGTATCATGATCTACCCATGTTCGCAAAGATCGTGCAATTGGAACACCAAAATAATTATGACCCCAGGGAATCATTGGATTCTTTTTAAAATTTTTAAGATCCCATCCCTCCTGCCGGATAATATCTTTATCTCGATCTTCATCTTCTGTTGAAGCTATAGCAACAAAAGACTTATTAGTATCATCCAACTGTTCAATTTTTTCCACTGTAACATCCATTGCCCTGATTGGCACATCATCCTTTAAAATAGCTCGACCATCTTTTGCTAAAATTTCATATGACATAATTTACTCCTTTACTATTGTACAATCGCAAGAATAATTTAATATTTCATTTGGAAATCTCACACGCATGTTACCAAGTTGAAAATGATCTTTAGAATCAATGTCTTTTAACTTACCTTTATGTCCACAATCATTATTATTTATTACCCACACCATTACCTCATTTCGCTTACTAAAGATCAACCATTTGGCATAATTAATACATGCTCTGGATAAGGAATTTGTAATTTTTGAAAGTCTTGGATTTGAATCTAATTGTTTTAAAATATAATCATTCCAATCATAATCTTTCCATTTAGGGTTTTTAAACAATGTATTCTTATACTCAAATACTACCTTACCCACCGTTGGAGCGATCCAATCTGTTACATTGATATCATCAAAGATTGTTTTTTCTCCTAAGTACTCAAGTATATGAATAACCATACCACACGTTATATCAACAAATATATATTTAAGATTATTTTCAAAATGTTCATTAGGATTAATTAAAAAAAGTTTTTCTTTAATATAATCATTTAATGTATTTCTAAGTACTTCATGAAGAAGTTTAAAATGACCGTTATCTAAACTTCTATCATCAGTAGGATTATCATCTCGATCATCTGATCCATCAGGATTTACATGAGAATCAGGCTCATCATCCCGATCATCATCTTCATCATCGGTTGCTGTCTGAGCTAAAAGCTGTGCATCAATAACTTCATCTAACCGATCTAAAGGAATCATATCTTTTGAAACAAGCAAGCGATCACCACCATCAACTGCTTCAAGTTTATGTGTTGTTTTTCTAAATTCATTTATAGTTAACGTTGGAGCAGATACATGAAGTCTTCCTTCTTGTACTTCAATTAAACGATCTCTTGGGATTGGATTATTATGTTTAAAAGAAATATCATCATGAAACGTTGTTAGAATACCTTCAGTCAATTCTTCATCCCACATTGAAAGTCTTGGCTGAATACATTCTCTATTAAATGATATATCACTTTGAACATCACCTGATCTACCACCTTCTCCAAATCCTAATTTAGATTTAGGAACACGATAAGCAGCAAATACTTTTTGTTGTGTCCATTGAGCAAGGTTCAAAAATTCAAAATCACGATTTGCATATTGTAATGGAACTGGCTTTAATCCTGAATCTAATACAGCTACATCGTGATATGTTTGTCCATATTTTGCTTTCCAACGTGATTTGATTTCATCTGCTTTATCTTGATCAAGTGCTTCTTCAGTAGTTAAAGCAAAATCTATTCGGGCAGAATTCTTAAAAAAGTCTCTCTCATAAACTTCAATATAACTATCAATATCTTGAGCATACGCTTGTGCTTGTATTGGACTTGCTCCAATATAAGGATTTGTTGGATGCACATAATTAATAACAATTAATTCATTAATATCAAAATCAATAAAATTCATACCACTTTTAAAAACATATTTAACTTGTGGTTTAGTTAATTCACCTTCAACATCAACCTTCATAAAATCATTCATATTCAAAGGCCAAAGTTCCCACACTTGTCCTAATTTATTATATCCTTTCCAAAGAACACCCATTCCACACATATCTAATTGAATTTGAACAAATGCTTTTATAAAACGAAAACTCATAAAATCATTAGGATGATAAAAAGGTTTGGTATAAACTTTATAACTTTTACTTGTTGTAGTTAATTCTTCCTCAGTACTTTTACGATAAAACGAAAAGGGCAATGTTGATATTCTATCTGAAATTAAACTAACACAAGAATAAGCCCATGATTTATATTCTTGTAACTGTGCTTTAGGTTGCTGTTTTAAATTAGTAACTTCTCCTGCTTTCTCCCTTCTGATCATTGTTGACAACTGCTCATAGCTTTTCGATCTAAAATTAATTTCAAGTGGCCCGAATCGCATAATTTTTCTCCTACGCTATCATACTTTAGTATGTTTTAACGTGTTTTGAGATTAGTACACATGAGGGCCGGAAGACCCACGTAATAAACTCTTGACACCTTCCCGACAAAACCAAAGAGACATTACTATATCTGTAGTTTCATAAAATGGATGATGTTTGTATTCCGAATATAATTTATGCCAAGGATTTCTTTCATCCATATTATTTATATTAGGTGCTTCAGGATAACAAAACATCCATTCTTGATTTTCAAATTCTTTTTCGATGCTTGGCAATCCTGTAATTGGATCAGCTTTATTACGTCCAGTTAAAAATCCTTCAATTTTAATTCCAAATCTTTTATGTTTATCTTCACCTAAAGAGGAAATCAACATATCAATTAATGCTTCCTGAACACCATTGTTTTCTGCCATGTACAATTCACAACCATACCTGCGATACCAACGCATCATGTATTCAGTTACATCTCCTGATCCTCTAAGCATAACTATTTCTTGAGGAACTTTTAAACCAGATTTTTTATGAACAGCTAAACAACTCATTACTGTTCCTGGCCTTTGCAATCCGGCAAAGTCAATACCACCAATAAACAACCAATTAGATTCATGTTCAATAGGTGCTTTAGGAGAGATACCGTAATGGCAACATTTAAGAAAATTAGGAAAGGTTTTATCTGAATCAGTATAAGGAATTAAACGATAACCTCTATCAAAGTCTCTTGTGCCTAATTCCTTATGTTTTATAATTAGATCTTCCGTATTAAATTTAGACCATACAGGAAATATCATTTCCCGACCAAAAGAATCTTTATAAATAAGGTTCTTCTTATCTTCTGTACAAGCAATACTCATCCATGACCAAATTGGATTATTTTGAATCATTGAAGCTAAATCGTTTTCATGCCACTTATTCATCATAACCAAAACTTCTGATTCCTGTGGTATCAAACGTGTTAGCCAGATGTTTTTGAAAATATCTTCGATCTTAACTCTTGTGGTAGGTTCAAGTACTGCGGTTTTAAGATCCTGGGGATCATCAAAAACTATAAGGTTTGCACGACCACCAATTGCTAAAGACATGACACCATAGGCTTCAACAGTACCATCTTTTAACATTGCATTTCGTTTAACTATAAATCGTTGAGATCCCCAAATAGGAGTAGGTATAATATGAGGAGCAATACTTTTAAAATCATCATCCTTTGTTATGTAATCACGAATTGCCCGACAACGTTTTACTGCTTCTGTTTCTGAGACATGAACTATCTTAATTAATATATTTGGATTTTGAGCTATCCTATATAATAAGTATCCGGTACATATTTGCTCAGTCTTACCATGACCGAATGCTCCTAATATAAGATACTTTGTAAACCCTTTAGAATTAGCATACCGTATATATCTGTGCATAATATTATGTACCGCTTCATTTTCTACTAATTCTCCTTTGGTATCTTTTAACGTCTTTTGAACAAACCACTCAGATTTTTTAGGAAGCATATCTGAATAAGGAACATCAATCTTTTCCATCAACTGAGCAATTGATCCCTTTACAAATTTTCGTATGTCTTGATCAAATACTGTAGTTCCCATTTATCCTGTCGCTTGTCCTTTCACTTTCTCAGGCGTATATTCTATTAGCTGTTGCTCCTGCAATTGTATAATTTCTCCATCAACATCAAGATCATTTAACTTCTGCATAAACGACTGTCTAATAAAAGGTTCAAGCTGATTAACCGCTTTAAAAATCAATTGGAGCAAAGAAGATAATTTAAAATCATACTCATGTCGTACAGTATCTTTCTTTGCATATTTATCAGGAAATTTTCTTTCAAGAATCCAAGCTGAAGCATTCCAGATACCATTGTCTCCGGCATCCTTTATATTATCCAGATTAGATTCTTCACATTTGACTTGACACTCTTGAACAAATTCTTCAAATTCAGGATCGGATCGATAAACGGAAAGCATATAATTGGAAATGCCACATAGCTTTGCAGCACCTTCAATATCTAAACCCTTTTCCATATAAAGGCAGAGCTTAGATTTGGTCAAAATATTTGGTTGATTATTCTGTTCGTTTTCGTTATCCTTAATTTCAAGATTGATTTTTTTAATCACACCATGTCCTCCGTATAAAAAAGGTCAATTATATATAATAACTTATTTTTATTTTAAACGCAAACATATAATTTTGTCAAGGATTTTAATCAAATGCGAAAAAAAACAATTGATCGATTCAATGATGATCCTGATAAACTCCCATTTATCAAAGACTTTCAGAATATTATGATGAACAAACTGTGCCGGATGCTTACAAATAAAGACATTAAAACGTTATTGAAGTCTCAATGCAACAGGCCCATGTCTTCAATCAATACAAACCCCAAAAACCTTTTATTATTAACGGTTGAGGCCGAACCTGAAATCTATATTATGGCTCAAGACACAGCTAAAAAAGTAACAGGTAATTATATACCAATGGATCAGCTTCTACACCTGCTATTAACCTGTTTCATCAAAACCTACCAACAGGAACCTTTCAAAAATACACCTTTCAAACATGTTCGTAAAGGCGCACGATTTAAGACTTTACGAAAATTCCAAGGACAATTCTCACAACACTATTGCAACCACGTAAGATCTTTTAATGAGAATTAATGTAAACCCTTTGTAGTAAAGCATTTAAAACTATTCTTGACATAAACTTGAATTTTGATATAATAGAAGTTGATGGTGAGTTAAAGGGGATCAGGAGACCAACCCCAACCCCCTTTAATGAAGGAGGGTAACAAAAACACAAAACACAAAACAAACGGAGAACAAAGCGTCTATTAAGCAGGAAAGGAAGAAACCGCTTAATAGGGCAAAGTGACTCACAAAAGGAAAAAGGAGTAACCTTTCATGAGCAGATATTTAGATCTTAATACAAAGATTA